GCTTCCGCCGTTCTGCCCGCCCCCGTGCATTCCGCCGTCGGGCGTTGTGGCGTGGTCGGCTCCGCCTCGACCACCGCCACCACCGCCCCCAGCGGACGAACTATTAGGGCTTGATGATTGGCCGTCTTTCTTTTCAGTGGAACTTGAAGAGCCAGTAGAACCGACAGTTGAACTTTCTGTTTTAGGCTTGTGTTTATAAGTGCAGACTACAGAAAAGGTGCCGTTCGATTTTTTACCAAAAGTCATATTAGAACCGGGACCGCAATCACCCTCTTGACTAGAAACCCTCTCCCTTTCAATTGGGGCTGAACCCAAAGGACGACCGCCACGACCGTCAGGCTCATAAATTTGACAGAAAGTTCCACCGCTAGTATGTTCAACCATTCTCATGGCCCAACCATGCTTATCTGTACCCGAACACGCGCCCTCATATGTGTCAGAGACTGCGCCTGTCATTTCATTAACGTAAATATTTTCGAGTTTTTTAGAACCTGTACCGCCACTTCCTGAATTTCCACCACCGCCACTGCTTCCGCCACCGCCACTGCTTCCGCCACCGCCATTGCTTCCGCCACCACCGCCACCAGCCGAACCGCTACCACCGCCCAAGCTACCACCACCAGCAGAGCCACTGCCACCGCCTGACGTTCCACCACCACCGCCCGAGCCACCATTACCTTTACCCTGATTCTTCTTCTGTTCCTCTTCTTTTTTCTTTTGTTCTACTCGTTTTACATCAATTTCTCTCAAAAGCCTTGCCATTTCATTCTCATCCTCCAAAGCCTTTTTTAGACGTTCCTTTTCTACCCCCATTTCTTTTGACTTTTTACTTAAATCACTATCTGAAACGCTAATACCCTGATTTCCCTTATTTTTATTACTTAATAAGTCTTCAACATCAAAAACAGTCATATTCTGACTTTTATTAAAAGCCCCCTTATCCTCATGCCTATAAAAACAATAATCTAAAACACAAGCCAACTTCGTAACTTTAACCTTTTGAATATTCCCAGTTTTTTTATCTTTTATACCTACCTCTTTACTTTCCCACAAATCAACCATCTGATTTAAACGACCATCCGTTCTAAAACCATAACCCGTATCACCAACAGCACCTAAAGACACCGAGGGCATTAAAAAAGCGACCGCTAAAATTGCGACCGCCAAACTATTTTTTTTCATATCTACCCCTTAAACAAATAAATTAAAGAAACCACAGCAAAAAAACCAAGCATAAAAGGAAAATCAACCAACATCTGAACCCCCCATACCACTTATAAATTTTGCCGCCAATCTAAATGCAAACATCAAAACAAAAATCATGACAAAAGACCCACCGATTAACGCTCCATCGGCAAACTGACTAACCGCCGAACATTCAGGAAACGAAAGCAACACTTTTTCGCCATTCAAAAACCACTCTTTCCCTACCTTTTCAGGAGCTATAATCTTTCCATCTGCCGTTATAACGGGAGCTGTTTGAGACAATACATAGTCATTTGCAGTTTCGATATTGCCAAAGCACTGAAAACCCACGCGATAGCCCATACAGCCCCCAATCAATTAACGACCGCCAACGAATGACGCGACGAGACGGAACGCTTTCATCAGTACATAGACGGCTAACAACGCTACACCGACAGAAGTTACAACAGGAGCAACAGCATTTATTTGAGTTACAATCTGCGTACCGATATCGGCAATACCTTCAGCAGAAGCAGCAGCCGAACCAGTAGCCAACAGGGCAACAACGCCCGCTTTTTTAAAATTCAAGATTTTCATAAAATTTCCTTTTTTAAAAAGTGAGTACCGTTTTCAAAAGGCAAACGGAAAGCCCTAAAAATCATGCTTTCGAAGCCGAATTCTGACCACCGACAACCTTCATAGAATAAACTTTCTGAAGAACCCGTTTCCCTTTAATTTCGGGCATAAGTTCGATATCGACTTCCACAGGGAGCTTGCCGCGCAAATATTCCAATTCGACTTTTTTGGCTTCTTCGCCATATTCACACTGAATCAAATCAAAACCGAATTCGTTAGCCGAACTGTCAGAAATAGGGCGTTCAATAAAAACTCTCGTATAGTCAAAAATAACACCATTATCCGTCTGACCTTTATTCCAAGTTACTTTTCTTAAAATTGCTTTCATTTCATTTCCTTAAGTTAAAATTCGGCGTATGGTATTTACGCCACATATAGGCTAAATAATCGTCTTCCGACTCAAAATTACGCCCGAAATTTCCAAACTGTTCATTAATCTGACGTTTTTGACATTCGTTCAAATATTCGTCATATGTTATATGCCTGATAGCACTTCGTTCACTGCCGAACGCCATATCAATGACCGAATAAACATCACGCGGGACGCGATGACATTCGTGAATATAAGTCAGACTTTCCGTTGCACAGTCAAACGCCGCAGGATTCAGACGGCGGGGCATTTTTTTTTTACCGTCTTTCAAAACTTCTACAATGGCTTCAGCATCGAGACCCATACGCTCAAGCAAATTAACCACCCCCGAAACCTGAATCGCGCCATATTTAACACAGTGTTCTGCCGATACGTCTTGCTGCTTTTTTACCCGCTCAACTTTAGCCGGAGCTTCTTCATAAGCTGAAAAAAGTCTTTCAAAAACTGGAAATGCGCCCGTCAAATACTGACCCGCATCTATCAGGATTTCATGAGGAATCACGATATCCCGATTGTGCAGCTCAAGCTCAACACGAACCCAAGGACTTTCAGAATCGCCAAGCTGTTTACCTTTCTCATAAACACGCACAAAACGACTTGAATTTTTACGGCTGCCTATATACAGGGTTTTTCCCGTACCGAGATAATGTAGCCAATCCCCGCCGACACATTCGGCAATAGGTTTTGTATGGCGTGATGTATATCCGCCGTTTTCCCAGTCTTTAAGAGCCATTTCAGGGTTATACTGACCTTCCAAAAAATCATGCGCCAAGTCCACGCGAGTTATTTTTGCGGTGGGAGCATCGTTTTTAATAAATTCGTAAAGGCGCGTCTCCCAACCGTCAAAAGCAGCCGTCAAACCTACACCCGTCAAGTTAAAGCAAACCGTTTCATTTTGACGTTTACCGCCAATGGCAAAAAAGCCGTAGTTCTCCAAATCCGTCCCCATGTGATAAGACGTCTTATATCCATTACGACCGCCCAAATTCTGTTTCAAAAAACCAAAGCCGAAAATTTCTTGTGCAACCGCGGAAGCATTGGCGGCTACTTCTTCCTCCGTCCCGAGTTGATCAGGACGTACAAAAACGCTTTCAGGCATGACAACCGTCAAAGTATCAATAAATGCAGCAGTCAATTTACCGCGTTTCAAAAGGACTTCTTTTAATTGTCCTTTGACAACTACGAAATGTTCAAAGGCTTCGCTTTTCGGCAGTCCCCCCGTGTTACTAGTGGGGGGATAGATAACAGCTTCATTCATTTACACACCCTTTTGCGCTATTACAACACGTTAAATTAACGCGTTAACGCGTTAACAAATTTCCGATATGTTAACGCGTTAACACATTAAGTCAACAACAAATTACTTGTTAACACACAAGACATTGTTTTATATTGCATAAAAGATTTTAGGAATATGAAAAATGAAAGCACTAAGAATCAAAGACGATCAGGAAGAAAAAATCAGACAGCTAGCCGTAGCAGCAAATAAAAAACTGATACAACTAGGAAGAGAGCCACTCAGAGACAGCGAGTTAGCTCACATGCTACTAAACAAAGCCTTAAAAAGGGCATACATAAACGACGACGGCGAAATAGATATAAAGGACAAATAATGCTCAAAAAGGCATTAAAAATCATCCTTTTCGCCGTTTGTTTCATAATAAGCTGGATCCATGGATACTCAGAAGGCGTAAACAAAGGATACGAATGTCTAAAACCTGAAAATAAAAACCGACTAGACTGCATTTTAAATTCAGGAAATATAGAAATTATCGAACTTGACAAACTCGAAGAAATAAACCTACAAAATAAGGAGCAAACGCTCAAATAGAGAGCGTTTGCTCATTGAAGTAAAATAAGCCCCGAAAAGGGGGCTTATCATGGCAACGCAATCCGAACTCATAGACCAAATCAAAGACAGGCTTTTTATCCTGTCTGACTATGCTTTATCTCAACGCTGGCAGGTAGAGCCGACCCGAATCAGCCAATACCGACGCAACCGTCTGCGCCTGCCTGTACGTTTTATTGAAGACATTGCCGAGCAAATCGGCATTGACGCGCTTACGCTCATCAAAATGCTTGAAACGGAGCGACTGACCAAACAGAAAAAAGACGCCGCCAAAATCGTATTATGGCGACCAAACGAAAAAGTTAGACGTTATCCGCCGCCATGGGTAGAGCGAAAACACTTTTTCAGGCGGAAACGCTAGTTCGCATAATTTTTCATTATGAAATTTTCTGTTTAAATAAAAATTTCCGTAGCGACCCGTCCGCCTGATTTTTTTTTAAG